TCAATAAGAACTTAGTGCATTATGTTTCATTCTATAACTGTGATAATTGTAATACTCCTATGGACCTTTGGAATACTGTACAATACTTTGATTCAACCCCAACAACGGCGGGAACTAAAGGTTGTCAGGTCTGTGAACGTGAATTTAAATTAGAAGATTCCAGAAAGACCTTAAAAGAAATTGGCGTACCTGAAGAGGTTATAGAATAATGAAATTTACAGTCTATTGCAAAACGTGTGGACGTGAAAAATATCCAGATAAGGAATATGGACCAGTTTGTTATTATTGTGATAAGAGGTATCAATAATGCCATCAAAATATATTAAGAAAGGATACGGAGAAGTCAGTAAACGGGCTGAGGATCGTATATTAGAAGAGATTACAATTATATGCAAAGCCTGTAATTCTAAAATGATGCCTTTGTTTTTAGATGATAAACGTATAGGTTGGGTTTGTAAGGATGATAATAATTCTTTTTGTAGTCGTTACTTTTGTTTTCCTGATAGAGCCACTAAATTATAAGGTCGTCTATTAATTAAAAAAGGGACGGCCCTTTTCTATAAGTAGACCTATTCAATAATGGGTTATGGTCCGTAGACGTTCAAATAGAAGGTATTCACGAAAGAAAAGTTTCACGATCTCGGCAATCGAAACTGGGGCTGCTCTCAGCCTAGCAAGTTCGGCCGGTGTCGATACGGCGGTCAAGGCCGCATTAGGTGGCGATTTATCTGGGGCTTTGAATGTTATTCAAACTCAGGTAGCCGCAAATAAAAATAAGATAATTGGTACCCTCGGTGCCGCTTACGTCGGAAAGATGCTAGCCAAGTCATTCGGAAATGGGCAACTTGCAAAACTGGGTCCGATCCGAATAAAAGCTATGACACCTGAGCGGGACCAATTTGGAGCATAATAAATGGGCTTACAAACAAAAACTTTTACGATAGCAGGTCAATCTTTTGTGGCCGGTACGTTCACTAGCATAACACAGCTCTTAGGTACGACAGCCAATCTAAACGTACCCGAGGGTTATAATCGTCTAGTTCGCGTCTCTATGAGCTTTGCACCCGACGTGGCCGAAGCTACCGACGGGTGTTCAGTTTTCAAATTCGCTGGGGATGGCGTTGTTGTACAACAGGTCATAGCGGGACCGGCTTGGTGTAATCAGGGCGTGGCTTCATTGAACGGTAATAACGGGCAACCTGTCATTATGGAATCAAGTACAGGTGTATTCGATATTAACACTTCTAACCAAATAGACCTCAGTGTATCGGTAACAACCGATGCCGTGGCCGATGTTGCGATCTCATTAACTTACGCGGCTTAGTATGGCCATTGATGGCGGCGGCGGTGGCGGCGGTCCAGTAGGCGTTAGTAATAGCTTTACAGGCGGATCGGCCGCTTTGGAGATCGCGGGGTTTGGGTTTGCGTATGCTTTTAGCGGTGGAATAAATCTTGATAACCAAACCAAAACCTTTCTAGAATTTCGAACGGGTAATTTTCTATTAGTGGCACAAGTTCAAACAACTCTAAAAACGGGCAATCTGAATTTAGGCAAAAAGGTTTCGACGAAAATATCACTTAATGGATCTCCAATCAGCGATATGGGGACCAAAGTAGGTAATACTTTAAGCGGGTCTTTCGACTTTGACCCCATAAACATAATCGTTCCCTCTTATACTGAGGTAAAGGTTGAAGTTACAACCGACGACACCGAAGGAGACCAACCGTTCTACGTTACTTTAACAGGGAGAATATACAGCGACTAATGCCCATTAAAGATTTAACTTTTACCCAACACGATCGCATTTATGATATTATAGATGGTGATTGGACCGATTATGAAAGTGTAATTGATAAATTAAATCATGAATTTGCTAAGATTTATGGGTATTCAAACCGTCGTGGAACACGTTTAAGGGGTAATCCACACCGTAAACCTAAGCGTGCTTTATCAGCGTGGCAAAAGTTTGTAAAAGCTAACAGTAAGAAACCGCGCTTTGTGTTACGATCTGGAAAGTTGAACCTAAAGAAGATGGGCGTAGCGTACAGAAAGACCCCCGCGTATCGAAAAAAAAGACTGGCTGAACGTGATAAAATAAGAGCAAAACGGAGGCGTTAACGTGTCTTTTGAAAAATCCTTTATATGTAAAAGTGTTCGTACTTTGATTTTAGAGGCATAACTCTATGGATATCGCGACCATAATCATTTTAGGAAAAGTTCTGTTAGGATTGGGCAAGGATCCTTGCGCTAATATGATAGTCGGAAGCCCTGCTCATGTTCAATGTTTGATTGTACACAGGAAAAAATAGATGCTTGAACTAATGCCTGATGGCAAGACCTTCAAGAAACTGAATAGAACGCAATACACGGCCCTGAATAACTACTACAAGCGATTACATGACAGACCAATAACTCAGGAACTAGGGCTTCCTATCGGTTTAGCCATTCTAGGTGGACTTGGTGCAATCGCTTATATTTTTAGACAACAGATTTTAGATGATTTCGATAAACAAAAAAAGACTTTGTTGGATTGGGTAATTGATGGTGTAAAAAGTATTCCAACTAGGGCTTTTGAGTGGTCCGTTGAACAGGGTTTTGATATTGGAACAACAATTAGTGGTATTGACCTGACAAAGCCAACAGGAGAGGCCGCCGAGGTTTACGGAAAGGATGTTAATATTTGTAGCCAGTATGAATACGATCTGATTAACCTTTATCAAAAAAGTGAGGACGCTAGTTTCTGGGAAAAACCACTTTATGGTGTAGGAATACGTCAGAAATTAAAAGGTATGAAAAAAGCAGGTTGTTCAAGACCGCCTTTCGTAGAACAAAAGAACTGGGACAGAGTTTAAATTTAACAGGGCCGTTGTTCCTCACTTAAACGATTGTTTTTTAGGCCCTAATCACTAGACAGTCATGGAACTAACCCAAATTATACCTCTATTATTTATTGGTGAAATCGCAACCCTACTTTTACTATACAGATACGTACTTCGTGAATGGATAGTAGATACTTGGGAAAAAAAACTAAAATCTGAAGGTTATCTTATAGAAATATTAGAACCTGTGATAGCTGAAATAGAAAAAAGCACTGAAGAAAGCCTTATTCACTTTCAACGTTCATTTATTGGCACACTTGGTAAAATGACTAGCGAAGCTAAGAAGCTTGACCCGATGACCGATCTCCGTAAAGCAGCTAAAAACGGGGATTGGTCTTCTTTACTATTAGAGTATGTAGCGAACAAGTCAGGACTAAGTAACAGTTTTCCCCTTCCGAAGTCAGAAACTAGTACCAAACTAGTAGAAGACCAGTCAGGTTTTGGTAAAATGTAGGTATATAATATATTATTTAATTCATAATTAATAGTAGTAGTAGTATGACGGCTTATTATTTTTGTTAAAAAACCGTGTGGTATAAATATTACTTTCTATAATGGATAATATCGTGGGTAATCTGAATATGCAGCCCTTTTCATTAAAGTGAATTAATTATGAATTAATTATATTAACCCTGTTCGGTTACTGTTTATCCTATGAGTGAGAACAAAAGAGGCGTAGGTCGACCGCCCACCCATGTCGACAAAGCAGGAAAGAAAATATTAACTGCTCCGATCTCAATTAACATTCCTATAAGAATGATAGATTGGATAGCAGAACAGAAACAGCAAAACAAGGGTTTCAATGTATCCAAGTATATGGTGGACCTTATCCAGAAGTCAATGAATGACGGTATGTGTCCTAATTGCTACGGTACCAATCTTCAAGAACGGACTATAGGTTTATCCTGTGAGGATTGCACCGCAAAAAGAATGCAATCAGAAGGTGGTGTATTCAATAAGAACTTAGTGCATTATGTTTCATTCTATAACTGTGATAATTGTAATACTCCTATGGACCTTTGGAATACTGTACAATACTTTGATTCAACCCCAACAACGGCGGGAACTAAAGGTTGTCAGGTCTGTGAACGTGAAT